CTTGACCAAATCTGCTGCGAACATTGCCAACAAGGCTGGTTGATGTCCGAGATACTCGTCATCGCTCCGCCACAGGACAGAGCCGTGACGCTTGAGGAAGCCCGGCAGCAACTGCGACTTGATGCAAGGGATGAGGATCTCTTGCTGGGCGCTAAACTTGATGCAGCTCAGGCTGAGCTTGAGTTGCAAACCGGGCTTAGACTGTGCGAACAGACCCTCGAATTGCAGCTTGAAGGCTGGGAAGACGAAGTCACTGTGCCGGTCCGGCCCTGCACAGTAGCTGAGATCCGCTTCACTGCGGCAAACGGCAACATGACCGTCCTGCCGGAGAGTGATTATGTCGCTCGTCGGCGCAATGGGTTTACCCGCATCCGCCCGGCTTCGGCCACATCATGGCCAGAGCTTGGCACAGACGGTCTGATCCAGATCACCTTGTCAGCCGGATTTTCAGACACAGCCCCTGATCTCCAGATCGCCCGGGCCGCGATCCTGGTCAAAGTTGCCTCTATGTTTGAAAACCGTGAAGGCGCGCCCTGTCTCGCCTTCGAGAGCCTCTTGGGACAGCTCAAATGCCGCTGGATCTAGCCTCGAGCCTCGACACAAGGATCCGGATCGAGCGCAAGTTGGTCACACGGGACCCGCAATACGGAACCGAACAGGTCACTTGGGGACAGTTTGCTTATGTCTGGGCCGAGGTGAGGGACATTCTTCCATCTAAGGCTGAACGTTTAGCGGACAGTGTCCAGATTGCTCGCAGGCCTGCGCGTATCCGGATTCGTTATTTGGCGGGGCTCGTTGCTGATATGCGCGTCATCTTCGACAATCGCATTCACCAGATTGTCTCTGGCCCGGCGACGCTTGGCCGGCGCGAGGCCATGGAAATCATGGTCGAAGAACACTCCAGTCAAGGAACCGCACCATGACTATAAAGTTGAAGGGCGGACCTGAACTGCTGCGCTTGCTTGATGAACTGCCCAAGAACCTTGAGCGCAACGTTATCCGCGGCGGGCTTCGCGCTGGCGCCAAGGTGATCCAGCAACAGGCGAAGGCCAATGTCCCTGTCCGCACAGGCAAGCTCAAGACGGCGATTGGCATCGGTACGCGGGTTGAGGGCAGTAAGCTCTCCTCCTACGTTAAACTGCGCGGAACAGGCTCATATGTTGGCCTGTTCATCGAATATGGCGTTGCGCCGCACCTGATTTCGGTTTCCGATGCAGACAAGCCAGTCCGCGAGACACGCCGCGGCCCCCGCGCAGTGTCAATCGGTACGATCAACAAGATGGTGAAACGAGGCAGCCTGAAGATTGGCGAGAACTTCGTCGGTTCCGTGGTGATGCACCCGGGCCACTCTGCCAAACCGTTTCTGCGCCCGGCTCTTGATCAGAAGGCCGAGGAAGCGGTGGGCGCCATGGGCGCCTATATCGCCCACCGCGTGCAGATTGGTGATCTCAAGGCTCCCAAGCTTGAGATCGACGACGAATGAACGGGGTTATTGCGGTCCGATCTCTCCTGGTAGGCGACACCGGGGTGGCGGCGATTGTGCCTGAAGCGCGTATTGCCGCTGGAATGCTGCCCCAGGGCACAGACTTGCCGGCGATATCGCTGATGTCGGTCAGCAGCGCCGATCGCAACATCCCGGCACCGAGCCACAAACGCCGGGTGACCGAGCGCGTGCAGGTGACCGTGCTTGCGGCGTCTTACCGCCAAGTAAAAGCCATTCTCTCGGCTGTCCGCAGGGCTACTGCCGACCAGATGCCCACCATCGACGGGCTCTTTGACGTGACCGTCCACACAGACACCGCCGGACCAGATTTCGTCGATGAGGAAACCGGCATCCATATGCAAAGCCAAGATTTGCGCGTTTCATTTAACGAGGTTTGGCTAACCTCACCTTTATAAGGACCTAATATTATGACAGTTCGGACTTCTGCTGGCACCACATTGAAGGTGTCGGTCTCATCTCCTGCGACCTTTGACGCCACCGGCTACAACGCGCTTACCATGACTTTGGTCGGCGAAGTTTCAGACCTTGGAGAGTTTGGCCGCGAGTTCAATCTTGTGACCTTCAACCCTGTTGGCAGCCGCGGCGTGGTCAAGAAAAAGGGCAGCTTCAATCAGGGCACGATGACGATCCAAATGGGTCTTGATACCGATGATAGCGGCCAGATCCTTCTGAAATCTGCATCTATGTCCGATGCAGATTTCAGCTTCCTTGTCACCACCCAGAACGGCGACAAATACTACTTTCAGGCGCAGGTGATGAGCTTTAAGGTCAATATTGGCTCGGTCGACCAGATCACCACCGCCACCGTGACGCTGGAACTCACCACCAATTCTGCCGGCGTAGGCATTGTCGAGGTGCTGGCGCCTTAGTGATCCTTCGTATGCGGCATATCCGCTTGCTTTATAGATCATGATTTGGCAATAAGATGATCGATATAAAGAGGTTTATCGATCATGCAATGGAACTGGCAAGACCCCAACTGGCCCAACTTCCGTTGGGATAGCGCCCGATTGGCTAGCGAAGAGCTTGCATTTGCGGAAAAATCTGGCGTGTTAATCGGTTCGTCTAGCCATCTGGATCAGGACAATAGATCACAGTTGGTGGTCGATTTGATGAGCCGTTCGGCGCTGGATAGTTCTGCCATTGAGGGGGATATCCTTGATCGCGACAGTGTCCAGTCTTCAGTCCGACGCCAATTGGGGCTGCAGACAGATAACAGGCGCATTGGCCCTGCTGAAGCGGGTATCGCAACGCTAATGGTCGACCTGTTTGCGACCCTCAATAGGCCGCTTGACCATGAGACATTGTACAACTGGCACCGCTTAGTGATGTCGGGTCGCACCGACTTAGAAATAGTAGGCGGATACAGGGTGCATGAAGAGCCCATGCAGATCGTCTCAGGCCCTGACTATAAACGAAAGGTTCACTTTGAGGCCCCGCCATCTGCTGTAGTTGTCCGTGAAATGGATCGTTTTTTATGCTGGTTTGCCGATAGTGCGCCAAATGGAGCAAATCCTGTCTCGCCCCTCACAAGAGCAGGTATTATTCACCTGTGGTTTGAGATTATTCACCCGTTTGAGGACGGCAATGGCCGTCTGGGCCGAGTGATTGCGGAGAAGGCTCTGGCGCAAGGACGCAATGGTCCAATGCTGGCCGGGATCTCGTCCACCTTTATGCAGCATCGCAAAAGCTATTATGATCAGCTTGAGGCAGCGAGCCGGTCCCTGGACATCAATGATTGGTTGGGTTGGTTTGCGAAAATGACGCTTGCCGCTCAGGACCAGTCGGTTGCCTGGGTTGAGTATTTAATTGGCAAGGCGCGTATGATGTTGCGCTTGCAAGGCCAGATCAATACGCGCCAAGAAAAGGTCTTGCTCAGAATGTTTAAAGCTGGGCCTAACGGTTTTGAAGGCGGGCTTAGCGCTGACAACTACCGCACCATATCTGGAGCAACCTCGGCTACAGCTACGAGAGACCTAAGTGATCTGGTAGAAAAATGTGCCCTTCGCCGAACTGGCGAACGCAAGGGCACGCGCTACTGGATCGTCCTGCCTGAAACGGCCTGACGCCGCCCTTCCTAATTACCGCAAACTGACGCCTGCAGTTCGATATTGATCGGACGGCCGGCGGCTGCGTATTGTTCTCCCACCAAAAGGATTAGCCTGCCATGTTTGACATTACCACGCTTGCTGCAACCGATACGTCCACTGTGGATCTCGTCGGGGGCGACGACGCCCCAATTTTTGACGACAAGGGCAAGCGGCTCTCCATTACGGTCTACGGCCCTGGCTCGAAGGTCTACCAGCGCGCGCAGGCACGCCAACAAAACCAGCTTATGGACAAAATCAAGAAGCGTGGAAAAATGGACCAGTCCGCAGAGGAAAAGCTTGCCGAACAGGCCGATTTTCTTGCTGCCTGCACGGTAAGCTTCAACGGTTTTGTCTATCCATCCGCGCAAGAGGAAGAAGGCCAGGAACTGTTCCGCAAGGCCTATGCCGATCCCTCGATTGGCTTCATTGCTGCCCAGGTCGCAGCCCATATCAATGACTGGGCAAATTTTACGAAGAGCTCAGGTCAGAGCTGAGCCTCTACGTCCGGCAACTGGCATGGCTCGGCACGGCGCCAAAGCCGCGCTCACCCAAGCAGGCCAAACCCGACGCTGACAGCGAACCGCTGAGCCGTCTCCAGCGGATGGCCATCGACGATTTTACCCCTGACTTTCCGCCGATCCGCACCCCGTGGGTGATCGACTGGCTGATGGAAGTTGGCCCAACCGATCCTGGCGCTATGGGCGCAGTGCCCATCTCATGGGGCTCTATAAGCCAGTGGCAGCAATGCATGGGGCTCGATCTGCCGCCGTGGATTGCGCGTCTACTGCGCCACCTGTCTGCTGAGTTCGCCGCTGAAACCGTCCGTGCCCGCGAGGCTGACTGCCCTGCGCCTTGGGCCGTCACCACCAGCCTCAACCGTAATGAAGTCTCCCGGAAAGTGACCAACGCCTTCCGGGCGCTAATGATGTCGAAGGAGCCAGGCACGTGAAAGCAGGCACCCTCGAAATTGAGATGATCACCAATGTTGCCCGCCTCCAAAAGGAGATGGCTGACATCAAGCGGTCAGTGGCAGGCGCCATGGGTGATGTTGCGGCTTCTTCAGCTCAGGCCGACCGGGCCATTGAGGCCGTCGGCTCGCGCGGAATGACCCGCATGGGTGGCTCGGCAAAATTGGCCGGTCATCAGATGCAAAATCTCGTCTACCAGCTCAACGACGTGGTGGTTAGCCTGTTCTCAGGCCAGAAGCCGCTGACCGTGTTCATGCAGCAGGGCAGCCAGATAGGTCAGATCGCCATGCAGGCAGGCGTCGGGATCGGCGGCATGGCCCGGGCGCTGCTGGGGCTGGCCGCCACTGCGGCAGCGACCGCGCTTACAAACCCGTATCTGCTGGCGGTAGCCGCTGCCGCAGCCCTCGCGTTCGGCGCGTTCAAGATGTTCCAGTCCAGCGTCAAACAGTCGGGCGAACTCGACAAATATGCCGCTAGCCTTGGGCTCACCGCCAAGGAGATGGAGAAGCTGGGGCCGGTCGGGATCACGGTCGGCGACACCATGAAGGGTTTGTGGACCACCGTATCTGATGGCCTCAACCTCGGCCCGGTGTTCTCGACTCTAAAAGATTGGGCGGTCGTGGCCTTTGAAGCGATCCTTCAGGCCGGCAAATATGCTGTCGCGATCCTCTATGCTGGCTGGGTCGGCGGGTTCAACGCGATCCGGATCCTCTGGTCGTCGCTGCCTGGCGTGATTGGTGAAGCAGCCGTAGGCGCCGCCAATCTCGCTATCGCTGGCATCGAATATCTCGCCAACAAGGCGATTGCCGCGCTCAACTGGCTGGCAAACTGGGTCAACCCCGTACTCGACCGGGTGGGGCTTGCGACTATCGGTCAGATCGAGAGTGTGGCGCTGCCGCGCATGGAAAACAGCTTTGCTGGATCGACGGCGCGGATGGGCGCTCAGGTCCGGGACGAGTTCACCTCGGCCTTTGGCGATGCCATGGGAATGATGGACGCCTTTTCTGCGCAGTGGCGGGAAAACAGCCTGAAAGCTGCCCGCGATCGCCTCGCTGCAAGCGCGGCTGAGATCCGCGGTGATCGCCCGGACCGGGCTGGTGCTGGCCGTCAGTCTCGCGAAGCAAGCGAGGCAGAGCGTGCTCTCCAGGCTGCCCGAGACTTTGCTGCCAATCTCGCGCTGGAGACCGCCAAGATCGGCAAGACGCCAATTGAGATCAAGCGCATGGAAGTCGCCATGGCGGCGCTGAAGGCGCCTACTGACGCTGCGCGCATCGCTATTCTCGAAGCCGGTGAAGCATGGGAACAGACAACCCGCGCGTTCGCCGCGTCTGAGTTCCTTCGCCAAACGGTCGCCCCGCTTGAACAGCAGGTCGCACTTCTGGGCCAGTCCGCGCGGGCGCAGGCACTCGCCAATCTTGAGGCGGAGCGCGAGCAGATCGTGCTGGAACGCGGCGCGGAAGCCTGGGAACGATATCGGGCTGCACGCACCCGCCTGATGGAGGCTGACTTTGCCCAAACGGATCAGGAACAGTTTCTCAAGAGCCTCGACGACATGGTCTCGGCCACTGAAGCTGCGGCTCAGGGCATGGCCAATGCTTTCGGTTCAGTTGGCGGGGCGATTGGCGGCATCACCGTCGAGATCACCCGTTTTGCCTCTGCACAGGTGGCCGCTGCTAACCGCGTCGCCGATGCAGAGCGTGAATACGGCAGGTCCTCATTCCAGTACGCCGATGCGCGCGTTGCCCAGGCTTCTGCCGAGATCAACCACTATGGCAATCTCGCCTCGGCCGCGAAGGGCTTCTTCAAAGAAGGCTCCGAGGGCTTCAAAGCCATGGCTGCCGCTGAAAAGGTGTTCCGTGCCTTTGAACTTGCCATCGCCATCAAGAACGCTGCTGTGAAAATTGGCCTGATCGGTGCGCAGACCGCTGCCAAGGTCACCTCCGATACGGCCATGGCGGTCTCCGACACCGCGCGGGCCGGCGTCGAACAGGGCAACTCGATCATCACGACGGGCATCAAGGCGGTCGAAGCCGTGGTCAACGCCATTCGCTCGCTGCCGTTCCCGCTTAACATTGCCGCCGGTGCGGTCACCGCAGGTGTCATCGCCTCGCTCGGCATCGCAATCGGCGGAGCTTTTGGCGGCGGCGGCACCAAGCCCATGCCGGCCAATGACGGCACCGGCACGGTATTCGGCGATAGCGCGGCAAAATCGGAGAGCATTGCCAAGGCCATCGATCATCTGCGCGAGGTCGACACGCTGACCATGCGCTATTCCGCCGCCATGCTTGCATCGCTGAAAAGCATTGAGGCCAATATCGGCGGGCTCACCAATCTCATTATTCGCACAAACGGCATGGAAGCGTCTGCCGCCGGTATCCAGACTGGTACCAAACTGACAGGGCTTTTGGGCACGGCCAATTCGATGCTGACTGGCATTTCCAACTTTGCCAGCAGCAAGACAGGCTCGCTGATTGGCGCCGGCATCGGCATGGCGATCGCAGGGCCGATTGGCGCTGCCATCGGCTTTCTGGGCGCCAAGCTGCTGGGCGGTCTCGGCAAGGTCCTTGGCAGCATCGTGAACGCCCTGTTTGGCACCAAGACCAGCATCGTTGGCCAGGGCATTTATGGCGGCGCGCAGTCGGTCGGATCGATCATGTCGGGCGGGTTTGACGCGAGCTATTATTCTGACATCAAGAAGACCAAGAAGTTCCTCGGGATCAGCACTGGCTCGAGCTACTCCACCCAGTACACCGCAGCTGACGCCGAACTCGAGCGCCAGTTCAGCCTGATCTTCGAAGGCTTCTACAGTGCGATCTCGGCGGCTGCCGGCCCGCTGGGCCTTTCACTCGGCGAGGTCCAGTCGCGCCTTTCTGGATTTGTGGTCAACATCGGCAAGATCGATTTGAAAGACCTGACCGGGGCCGAGATCCAGGAGAAGCTGACTGCCGTCTTCGGGGCGGCTGCCGACAATCTCGCCCGCACTGCGGTGCCGGGGCTCGAGCAGTTCCAAAAGGTTGGTGAAGGCTATTTCGAGACGCTGGTGCGGGTTGCCTCCAGCATCGAGGCGGTGACCAGTACGCTCAGCCTGCTGGGCACCTCGGTTGAGGGTCTGAGCGTCAGCGCCAAGATGAATCTTTTCGACCTGTTCGGCTCGGCCAGCGACATGGCATCGGCGGCAGGTGAGTATTTTGCTCTCTATTACACCAAGGCCGAACAGGCCTCGGCGCAGACCGCGCAGATGGCCAGGGTCTTTGACAGCCTCGGGCTTGCGCTTCCCGGTAGCATCGCGGGCTTCCGCGCGCTGGTTGAAGCACAGGACCTTACCACCGCATCAGGACAGGCTGCTTATGCAGCGCTGATCCAACTGGCACCGGCATTCGCCGATCTGGTCGGCGCAGCGCAGGATGCTGCCAGTGCCGCTGCGATTCTTGATGAGCGGTTGTCACTTGAGCGGCGGATGCTGGAACTCCAGGGCAATACTGCAGCGCTGCGCGCGCTCGACCTTGCCCAGATCGATATGTCCAACAGGGCTTTGCAGGAACAGGTCTGGGCGCTTGAAGATCAACAAAAGGCCGCTGAGGATGCTGCCAATGCCGCGGAACAGTTGCGCAATGCATGGGCTCAGATCACCGATGGACTGATCGCGGAGATCAAGCGGATCCGGGGCGTGATGAGCGATACGCCTACTAATTATGCCGCGGCACTGGGCGCGTTTAACAACGCCTCGATGCTGGCGCGGACGGGTGACCAGGAAGCGGCAAAGGCGCTGCCGGGTTTGAGCCAGGCTCTACTCTCGGTCGCAGCCAACACCGCACGGTCGGCAGAAGATCTGGGCCGGCTTCAGGGCCTGACCGCGGCGAGCCTCGAACAGACATTGGCGATCATCAGCCAGGCGAGCGGAACGGAACCCAGCGCTGCGACATCCGCGGCCACCGCGCCAAGCTGGTGGGATCAGTTCACTGCCAATCAGATGGGGACGCCAAGCATTCCGGCCAACGACGGCCAGAGCGCGATGATTGATGAACTCAAGGCGCTCAGGCAGGAGGTGTCTGACCTGCGCGGCGAACAGCAGATCGCCGCCGCCACGATCGCGTCGGGAACGAGCAAAACAGCGCGCATTCTGGAGCGGGTCACGCCTGATGGCGATGCCGTTTCTACCAGGACTGCAGCATGAAGCTGATCCGCCCGACCACGCTTACGGACGCAATGCTTTCAAGTAGCACTGCGCCTGAGAATGACTACGCTGCTTGGGGCTCTGGCACAGCCTATGCAGTAGGTGCCCGGGTCATCCTGACTGCGACCCACCGGCGGTACGAGGCCTTGGCTGCATCAACTGGGGTCAACCCAGCCAGCGATCCGACCAAGTGGCTCGACATTGGCCCGACCAACCGCTGGGCGATGTTTGATCAGCGCGTTGGCACAGCAACAACCCGGGCAGGGTCGCTGCAGATCGTGCTCGCACCAGGCGCAACCGACGGGGTTGCGCTCATCGACGCCGATGCGGAGAGTGCAACGGTTTCGCTCACGGTTTCGGGCACTCAGCTCTATTCGAAGGCCCAGAGCTTCAATGCGGGCGGCAATGCGATCGATAGCTGGTTCGCCTGGTTCTTCGAACCGCTGGGCAAAAAGAGCAGCATGCTGTTCCTCGATATCCCGGTCTACGAGACTGGCGTGCTGACCGTCAGCATGACCCGCGACAATCCCACTGATCTGGTCTCCTGCGGGACATTGCTCGTCGGGCGTCAGTTCGACATCGGCGATACCGAGCACGGGGTCGATCTTGGGATTATCGATTATTCGCGGAAAGAAACCGACCAGTTCGGGGTGACCTCGGTTGTCGAGCGCGCCTTTGCCAAGCGGATGACGGCCCGGGTCGTAATGCAAACCTCTGCGATTGACGATGTGCACCGCACCCTTGCCGCCATCCGGGCAACACCGGTCCTGTGGATCGGATCGGAGAGTTTCGAGAGCCTGACCGTCTTCGGCTTCTACAAAGAGTTCTCGATCGATCTTGCATACCCGACCGTCAGCTACTGCAGCTTGACCATTGAAGGCCTGACATGATCCTTTTTGCCTGATTTAACCTTGAAGGGTATCCAATGCCTATAACTGATCTGCCAACGCCGCCCACAAGGGCGGACGCGGCAAACTTTAACGCGCGCGCTGATGCATTCCTTGGAGCGCTGCCGACTTTTGCAGCCCAAGCCAACGCGCTTGCGGTTGAGGCTAACGGCTATGCAAGCAATGCATCTGCAAGTGCAGCTACTGCAGTCAATGCGCCTGGTACCAGTGCAACCAGCACGACCTCGTTAGGGATTGGCGCTGGCTCCAAGTCGTTGACGATCCAAACAGCCAAAGCCTTCGTGGTGGGGCAGTGGGTCACCGTCACCAACACGGCGGCGCCGGCCAACTGGATGCATGGCCAGATCACCGCCTACAACAGCGGCACTGGAACGCTTGTTGTCAGCGTCTCTGCGATCGGCGGAAGCGGTACCTATGGCGCTTGGACGATTGGGCTCAGCGCGCCTGCGCAGTCGAGCGCTGCGTTGCTCTCGACGTCGAGCTATGCCGACCCTGTATGGCTGACTTCGCTTGCAGCTTCCAAGGTCACTGGGACCGTGCAGATCTCTAATGGTGGAACAGGCGCTGCGACCGGAGCCGATGCTCGCAATAACCTCGATGTGCCATCCAGAAGCGGTGTGGGAGCGGCAGGCACCTGGGGCATATCGATTAGCGGATCTGCCGCCAGTGCCAATACGGCAACTACGGCCACACTCGCAGGTACCGCCAATGCGCTTAACATAAGCGGCAGTTATCAGGTCGGCTCGATTGGGATTGGAACTGCAGCTTCCGGCATGGCCGGTGAGATCCGCGCAACTGGCGACATCACTGCCTATTTTGCGTCCGATGCGCTTCTCAAGGAGAATGTCCAACCAATCACAGGTGCGCTTAGCGCAGTACTCGGCATTGGCGGCAAGACGTTTGACTGGCGTGATAGCCACATTGCGGCGCGGGGCGGCGAGGATGGGTTGTTCGTGCGAAAGGCTGATTTTGGCGTGCTCGCTCAGGATGTCGAGGAGGTTTTTCCATTGGCAGTCCGCGTTCGTTCAAACGGCCAGATGGCGGTGGATTACGCCAAGCTGACCGCACTTGCGTTTCAGGCAATTGTGGAACTCAAGGCCGAGATCGATGCGCTTCAAGAGCAAATTATTGCCCCAACCGAGAAAGGAGGCTGACCATGTCTAACCAGGACCCTATTGTAGAAATGGCACTGATCCGGGCCGACCTCGAAGCGATGCAGTCCGAGCTTAAGGCTGTCCGAAAGGAACTCAAAGGCCTACTTGATGCCTGGAATACCGCCACTGGCGTCGTTCGGTTCGTTAAGTGGCTCTCCACCCTGGTAACAGCCGGGGCCATCATCTTTGCAGCCTTCAAAGGCTTTTCTGAGCGCTAACCTCCCAAAGGAGAACAACCGTGAACCCGCTACCATCAGCCTATGGCTGGATCGATGACCTGCGTCCGCTGCCCCGGATGCTGGACGAAGCCCGCAAGCTTTACGGCACCCTTGAAGTGTCAGGCCCTGCAAACAATCCTATCATTATCGACTGGGCCAAAGAAACAGGCCTAGCCAAGATCTTTACCGCCGACTCCATCCCTTGGTGTGGCTTGTTTATGGCTCTGATTGCCAAGCGCGGTGGCAAGCCGGTCGTGGAAGGCCCCCTGTGGGCACGCAACTGGGCTAAGTTTGGCAAAGCGGCCGACAAAGGTCAGTTGGGCGATGTGCTGGTGTTCCGTCGCGCGCATGGTTCGGGCCATGTCGGGCTCTATGTCGGCGAGGATTACGGCGCATACCACGTGCTCGGCGGCAATCAGTCTGATGGCGTGACTATCAGTCGGATCGCGAAAGACCGATGCATCTCAGTCCGCCGCCCGCCTTACCGTAAGGCACCGGTTACCGCCAAGCCTATGCTGCTTGCAGCCACAGGCATTCTGTCAGTGAATGAGGCCTAATCACGCCACAGCCACGCTAGCTTACCTGAGTAAGCTAAATTCAACTGCCCGCCCTTTGGCGGGTTTTTTAATGGAGAAAAGACATGGAAGAACATAAACCCTGGTGGACCTCGAAGGCCATCTGGACTGGCGTAATTGGCAGCCTCTGGGGCGTTGCCGGCGTTATTGGTATTTTGCCCGAAAATCTCAGCCAGGCTGATGTCCTGACTGTGGTTCTTGCCGTGACCGGTATCGGCGGCGTTCTGTTCCGCAAGACGGCCAAAACTCGAATCAGCTAAACCATAATAAACATAATGGCGGGGGCTTCAGCCTCCGCCATGTTCATTTCTAATCGAGGTGCAAGCATGACCAGGCTGACTATTCGCCGAGGTGGCACCAGACGTCTGCGGGCTTCTCTCTACGCAGATATTGCTGCAGGCGAACGAAGAGATCTTACTGGCCTGATCGCAATGGTTGTTGATCAAAGCCCTAACATTGCTGTGCCAACTGTTAGCATTTGCAATCCGCCCGCTTTGGGTGAAATCGAAGTGCTTTGGACTGACGATCAGACCTCAACCCTAAGTCCCGGGGCGGGCCGTGTTTGGCTGATTATAGGCCTCGAAAACGGCGAAGGGGAGCGTGAAGTCCTGCCGATCTTCACGTTCGATGTCGAATGACCAGCACCATCCAGATTCTCGAGACGGTTCAGACGATCGTCGTCGAGCCGCAAGGGATTGCAGGTCCTCGCGGCGCAACCGGTAGCACTGGAGCCCAAGGCGCTCAGGGACCACCGGGTCCGCTCAGTTCTCTCAATGATCTTTCCGACGTCAATCTCACGCAGCTCGAAGGTGGCGACGTGCTCATTTTTTCATCCCCCGACAATCGGTGGAGCAACACGAATTCGGCCAGACTGGTCGATGGAGGTAATTTCTGATGGCTAATACTCTTCGCATCAAACGCCGCGCCGTAGGCGGTGCGGCCGGGGCTCCGGCATCGCTCGCCAATGCCGAGCTCGCATTTAACGAACAGGACAACACGCTCTACTATGGCACGGGCACTGGTGGTGCTGGCGGCACTGCAACGTCCGTCATCGCGATCGGCGGTGGGGGCGCCTTTGTTGGGCTGTCAGGCGACCAGATCGTCGCTGGGATCAAGACCTTCTCGAGCACCATTACGGGTTCAATCTCGGGTAATGCCGGGACTGCAACCGCGCTGGCAACGGCGCGTACGCTGGGCCTATCTGGCGATGTGACCGGCACGGCATCATTCAATGGCACCGCCAATGCGACAATTGCAGCGACCCTATCGAATAGCGGTGTCACCGCTGGCTCTTATGGTTCGGCGACGCAAGTCGGGCAGCTTACGGTCGATCCCAAGGGCCGGGTCACGGCCGCCAGCAACGTCGCGATCACGTTCCCGGTGACTTCGGTTGCTGGTCGGACCGGTGCCATCGCGCTCTCCACCAGCGACGTCTCTGAAGGCACCAACCTCTACTTCACCGATGCCCGGGTGCGCGCCAACCGGCTGGACCAACTGGCGGCGCCTGCCGCTGCTGTGGACTTCAACAGCCAGCGCATCACTGGTCTTGCAGACCCGACAGCTGCCCAGGATGCTGTGACCAAGAATTACGTCGATCTCACCGTTCAGGGGCTTGATCCCAAGGCTTCGGTCAAGGCCGCATCTACCGCGAACATCGCTTCGCTCTCTGGCACCATGACCATCGACGGCGTGGCACTGGTGGCAGGAGACCGAGTGCTGGTGAAGGACCAGACCTCAGCTTTGGCCAACGGCGTCTATATTGTTGCCGCTGGTGCTTGGGCACGCGCAATTGATCTGTCCACTTGGGATGAGCATATCTCGGCGTACCTGTTTGTCGAACAAGGCACGGTGAACGCTGATATCGGCTATCTTTGCACGGCTGATGCCGGTGGCACGCTCGGCACCACGGCCATCGCCTTCGTCCAGTTCAACGGTGCTGGGCAAATCGTAGCCGGCAATGGCCTTACCAAGACCGGCAATACAATCGACGTCGGAGCTGGGACTGGCATTGCAGTAGCTGCTGACAGCATTGCGCTGACAGGTCAGGCGCTAGCCATGCATAATCTTGCCGCGAACGGCATAATTGCCCGAACAGCCGCAGGGTCTGTGGCTGCGCGTACCCTGACAGCCGGCTCATCCAAGGTCACCATTACTAATGGCGACGGCGTGGCTGGCAACCCAACTGTTGATGTCAACGAAGCCAATCTGAGCCTGGGCAATATCGGCGGCACGCTCAGCGTCGCTAAAGGCGGCTCCGGGGCGACCACGCTCACCGGCTACCTTAAGGGCAACGGCACCGCTGCCTTCACGGCGTCTGCCACGATCCCCAATACTGACATTTCTGGCCTTGGCAACATGTCGACCCAGGCGGCGAATAACGTAGCGATTACTGGCGGCTCGGTCGATGGCGTGACGCTGGACGGTGGAACCTTCTGATGCCCAGCACCATCCTACTCAAACGGTCCTCGACTGCATCGAGTATCCCTGCTGCGGGCGCTCTTCAGACAGGTGAGCTTGCGGTCAATCTTGCCGATCGCAAGCTTTACTCCAAGACCGCAGGCGGCGCTGTAGTGCAGGTTGGCTTTGGCAATATGACTTCGGCCCTGGTAACAACTGCACTTGGGTACACGCCTTATAATGCATCTAACCCAAGCGGCTATATAACGGCCAGCGCGTCAATCACCGGGGCGTCTGGATCCTGCACGGGCAATGCTGCTACTTCGACCAGATGGGCCACTGGTCGCACCATCGCTTTGAGTGGCGATATCTCGGGAACAAGCTCTGCCTTTGATGGCAGTGCTGCGCTTTCATTTGCGACCACGCTCGCCAACTCAGGCGTTGTTGCCGGAACTTATCTCAAGGTAACGGTCGATGCTAAGGGCCGCGTCACTGCGGGTACCGCAATGACGTCCGGAGATGTAACAGGAGCGCTGGGCTATACGCCGGCGAATAGGGCAGGGGATAGTTTTACAGGTGGTATCTCGGTGTCAGGTGCAATTACTGCGACTGGTGATATCACGGCTTATTCTGACGCATCGCTCAAGACTGATGTTGCAACGATTAAAGGTGCGCTTGCGCTTGTCGAGCGAATGCGTGGGGTTACTTACGCGCGCATCGATACAGGGGTTCGCGGAATTGGCGTGATCGCCCAAGAGTTGAGGGGCTTACTGCCCGAGGCTGTTGCGGAGAATTCCGATGGGATGTTGTCTGTTGCCTATGGAAATTTGGTGGGCGTGCTTGTTGAGGCTTTAAAAGAAATTGCGGCCCGAACCGATGACCAAGCGCGCGATATCGCTGAATTGAAGGCAAAGCTATGACCCTGCAATCATCTGGTCCTATATCGCTTGGCAATGTTGGTTCCGAACTGGGACGGACAGTGGGCACAACCACATCCCTTGGCGAAGCTGCTGTCAGAAGCCTGGCTGCGGTTGCATCGGGGGCGATCGGGCTATCAAACCTTTACGGTAAGTCGTCTGTAACATTTACCCCCGAAGGTGGCCTCTCTAGTGCCTCGCCAGTCATGCTTTCTGATTGGGCTGGCGGTGGAGCAGCCGCGTCCGTCAGAATACAATGTTCGCCATCCGCTGTCTGGTCATGGACGAAAAGTGGTTCGACGGCAGGCATTACAAGTGTTGTAAACGGCGGCACTGCCTCGTCGATCCTGTTTTCGCTTCCAAACAATGGTTATACAATCAGACAAACGAATTGGAATGTTAGCGCCACCGCTGGGGGAATAACCCGTTATTGGTCGGTTGAGCTCATAAATGAGGGATTTGTCTGATAGTAGCGAGCGCGAACTGGGTAACGTGGTGCGCTGTCTCGATCAAACTGTGCTGGCTTTTCATTTAGGAACCAGCAATCATATTGGGTGCCAAACACACAGTTGAGGCGTGAAAATTGATTGTGTCCTATTCTGACATGCAGCGACTGTTCTTGTCGCCCAATCATGACCCAGTCGAGCTTGGGGGGGGTGAAACCGGGCATGGCGATATTGCCAGCGATCTGGCGCAGTTCGGGCACCGCATTTTCCAATTCAGCGCACTCGGAATATGAGCGCCCGTCGTTCCACAGAATCGCGGGGCGCAGAGGCTTGTCGTCAGGGCCGAGCAGGGTGGCGCCGTGCATCTGTCCGGCAAGGCCGATGCCTTGGGCCGCGCCGCGCAGAGCAGTGGGCAGTGCCTGAACCGCCGCTTCGGTCGACGCCCACCAGTCGCCTGGATCCTGCTCGGACCACAGCACGTGCGGCCGGGACACCTCAAGCGGAGCGCTGGCTTGGGCCGCGACCACGCCGGCAGAATCGAGGATCACCGCCTTGACGCCCGAAGTGCCGATGTCGATCCCGAGGTACAGCCGCCAAATCCTACATACTATATGTCTACAATTCTAGGCTTGGTCTGTTTGGATATCAATCCCTTCAGCAAAACTGTCAGGGATTAGCTAAGACCCTTCCTGTCAATGACGACAGAGTCGGCCGTAAAGATCTGGGCGGCGATCGCGAAATAATCCCCACGCCATTCGCGCGTTTGCAAGCGCGTCGAGATCAAAGCTCGCCGTGATTACGGCACGTTCGCTGCGTCCCGCACTGGCAATAAGGGCGCCGGTTTGGTCGGTGATGAACGAGGATCCGTAGAAGTTGATGTCGCCGTCCTCGTTGTGCTCCAGACCCACGCGATTTGAGGCAACAATCGGCAACATGTTGGCGGCAGCATGACCTTGCATGGTCCGCTGCCAGTGCCCGCTGCTCTCGATGTCTGGGAACTGGGGCTCGCTGCCGATCGCGGTGGGATAAAAAATCAATTCAGCCCCATCCAGCGCCATTATCCGCGCCGCTTCTGGAAACCACTGGTCCCAACAGATGCCAACGCCGATGTTGGCATGAGCTGTCTGCCAGGTCATGAAGCCGGTGTCACCGGGCGCAAAGAAGTACTTCTCTCGGTAGCCAGGCCCCTGTGGGATATGGGCCTTGCGATATGGCGCAAGCACCTGCCCATCAGCGTCGAGCACCACCAGTGAGTTAAAGCACTTGCTGTTGGCGCGCTCGAAGAAGCTGAGCGGTAGAACCACGCCAAGCTCATGCGCCAATGCCGCGAACCG